TCGGCGGATTCAGGTCTGTGATGTCGCCGCTGTCATCGAACTTCTCCGTGCCATTGCAGTCCGTGATCGTCACGTAGTTGTACGAGCGCAGGTCATCGTTCGCGGACTTGACGTCTTCCGGCACGAGCGGAATCTCCCCGTCGACACCGCTGTTGCCGAACGTCGCCTGTGAGACGGTGGCGAGCGTGTTGTCCGTGCGGAACCGGGTGCCCTGAAAGACGAAGATCCCGTCGCCGCGCATGAACGCGCAACCACCCTCGGCTCGAACCATGTCCTGCACGTTGTCCAGGCTGTTCGTGTCGTTGTACGCGTACTCGACAACAGTCCGGCACGCATAGCCGTCCGCGTTCAACTCGAACTCACCCGACGGGATGATGTGCGTCGCGCCATAGCCGCCGGCGAGAAGGATCGCGGACAGCCGATCGTCCGTGCCTTCCTCGACCGTCGAGCCGGTGTTCTTCCGCTGAGCGATCAGCTTGAACCTGTCTGTGCCAGTCAACGTCGTCACCGACCACGCAGCGTTCCCCGGCCAGGTCCTCGACCAGTCATCCGCGTATGTGGTCGCCAGTCGGTACGTCGTACCGTCCTTCACGGCCGAGATCCGCGTCCGGCGGTTCCGCGTCACCTGGCCGTAGAACAGCCCATCCGGGTTGTCGTTGTCGTAGTTCCCGTCCGCGTCGGCTAGCTGAACCGTCGACGAGCCGGGGTCACACACCTCGTACTCGAGCGTGCGGCCACGGTCTGTGTTGAACGCGATCGCGTCAGCGGTGACGTCGGTGTAGTCCGGGTCGGGGTCGGTGGCGTCCGTGTCGAACGCGATCTCGATTAGTACCGAGTCCAACGTCGGAATCAAACACGGAACCGGCACCGACGGGGGGTCCGGAAGGTTCTGCTCCGGGTCCGTCTCGTCAGCGTTCGGGCCGTACGAGAAGCAATACAGGTCACCGGCGGGGGTGTCGAACGGCCCCTCGCCCGACGTCACAGTGTCATCGGCGAGACGCTCGAACGTGCTGAACCCGTCAGCCGCCCGGTACAGGACATAGCCGCCGTGCCACAGGCCACACGGATTCACACCCGTGCCGACGATCAGATAGCCCGAACCGTCCGCATCGAGCGCCACCGCGGGCGGTGACAACGGAACGCCCGACCAGGCCAACGCCGTGCCGTACCAGAACCCGTTCGTCGGACAGTACGTGCTCACGACGCCCTGCCCCTCCCGCTAGCCCGGCCGTTCCAGTCGTTCACGGCCTGCGCCAGCACACGGCCGTCGACGACGAGCTGGATGATCTGCGGGGTCGGCTTCGGTGCCTTGCCGAGAACACCGAGCGTCGCCCGGTCACCAGCCAGACCGGCGGCCCGGTCGATGCCGCCCTGCACACCGTTGAACTGCTTCACCTGCGCGGCGGACGCGGAAGCGAGCCCTTGCGCTGTTGCCATCCCGCCGTCGACACCGGCGGCGGCGACCTGCGAGATGATCGACGGGGCGAACCCCTTGTGCGTCATGGTCGAGATCAGGGCGGCGAACCGCTTGACCTGCGCCATCTTCTTCGCGAACGCGGCCAGCAGATCCTTAGCCGTCCACGAGATACCGGACTGCAGCACCGAGTTCGACCCGATAAGGGAGTCCTTGATCCCGGCGCTCATGTCCTTGCGGGCCTGTAGCGCGTCGCGGATCTTCTGCGTCGCCTTCTCGAGTGCCTCGGCGGCCTTGCGCTTCGCCTCCGCGGCCTTCTCGACCGCAGCGTTCTGCCTGGCCTGTGTCGCCGCGAACTGGTCGGTGGCGTAGTCCGTCGCCCCCGCCACCGTGCTGGCGGCGTTCTTGATCGCGACGGCCTGCTGTGCGGCCGTCGACTTGACCTGTGCCGGCGCTACCGAGCGGGCGCCACCGCGCGCCTTCTGCCCGTAGTCGTCGGGCGTCTGGACCGCGTGCGGCGTCAAGGGGAGCGCGGCTGCTGCGGCGGCCGCAGCTCGCTGACGGAGCCCGTCCAGTCCCGTGGGGTCGCGAACCTTGTCGATCAGGCCCTGGTTGTTGCTGATCCCCTTGCGAGCGCCATCGGCGCCGACCACAACCGCGCCCGCCAGAAGACCAACGGTGCCGATTCCGCCGCCTGCAACACCGCCGGGGGCGGGAGCGGGCTTGATCCGCAGACTCCAAATGGCGGCCGACTTTGTAGCCGCCGCATAGACGACCATGCTGGCCGCTAGCGCCTTGAGTGCGTCCGGGTGGTCGGCGAAGAACTTGACGGCCGGCACGACGGTCGTGTTGAGGACGCCGCCGACCTCGCGGGCAACACCGCCGATCTGGCCGAGCGCATCGCGGATCTGGCCGCCTGTGCCGACACCGCGCTCGAACTCGTCGAACAGTTGAGCTGCGGCCTTGACGGCCTTGATCTTGTATGGGAGGAGCTTCTGACCCAGCGTCGCCGACAGGTCCGCCATGCGCTTCTCGAGTTGCCGCGTGCTGTTGGCCTCACCGTCGAGCGTGCGGGCGGCATCGCCCTGCGCCTTCACCGTGTCCTTGAGGATGATCGACTGCCGGGCCTGTACCTTCACGGCGTCGGACAAGACAGCCTTCTGCCCGTGCATCGCCTTCGTCAACCCGGCTTCGGCGCGCGCCAACCCATCACGGGCCTGCGCCGCGGCGAGAGTGCCCTTGCCGTGCGCCTTCTCAACCGCCGACACCTTCACTGTCGCGGCAGCTACGGCGTTGTTCGCCGCGACGATCGCGGCAGCGTTCTTGACGGGCTTCGCCAGACCGAGCGCGTATGCCTCGGCCTCGACACGGGCCTCGGACAGCGAGACGCCGAAGCGCCGCAGGGGCTCGGCCTCGCCGAGCAGACCGGAGCGGAGCGCGAGGAGGGCCTCGTCGGTGTTGGCGTCATCGAAGGATGCCAGGTCGGAGGCGAGGCCGACGAGCGTGGTCGACATGCCAGCGGCGGCCTTGTCGCCAACACCGAGCGCGATGAACAGGTTCCCGAACGTCGCGACGCCCTCGACCGCGGCCTGGCGGGACAACAGAATGTTCTTCGTGTTGTCCGCCGCCCACGCCTCAACGTCCTTGGAGTAGGCCCCGAAGACCTGGCGGGACTTGCTGACCGACTCGACCGTCGCTGAGGCCGCGTCGATGCTGGCGTTCGCCAGTGCACCGAGCGAACGGACACCGCCCGCGGCGGCTGACGCGAGACCGGCAATCCCTCGGCCCGCGAGGGTGCCCACGGCCGTTCCGAGGGCGGTGCTCGCGGTGTGACCGCGACGCGACACGCTGTCCATCTCGTGACGGGCCTTCGCGGCCGCACGGGCGAGACTGTCGGCGTCGCCGATGAAGTTGACGCGGACGTCACTGTTACGTCCCATCGCCAACCTCCTCGATCATCGTGAGCAGAACGTCGGTGTGCTGGCGCTCTAGGGCGTCGAAGGGGATTCCGGTTCGGCAGGAGAGTCGGGCGAGGCTCCGTCCCCAGGAGCCGGCGGGAAAGGGGCGGACTCATCCCCTACGAACTCGAGGCCGGCCACGTCGTCGAGGAACTCGTCGAACGCGCGAGGCTCCTGCTTGGTCCGGTGCAGCACCGACCACGCGAGGTAGAGGAACCACTCCTCACGCGAAGACCCTGCCGAGAACACGTCGGACAGCGGACGCTCGTACTGCCGCTCGAACGAGACGACATCCTTGGAGATGGTCGTGACCTTCGTATCCGGTCGGCCATCGGCGAACTTGACGAGCAGGTCGATCTTCATGCAGAGGTGTCCCCTCGTTGGATGGTCAGAGACCGAGCTCGCGCTTGGTCTCCTCGAGCGCCCGCTCGGCGGCAGCCCTCGTCTCAGCGAGGTGCTCGTCGACGGTCGGGTAGAGGTAGCGGCCACGACGGCCGGGTGTCAGCGGACGTCGCTGCGTCCCGTGACGGCCGCCGGTGGGCTTGAGCACGCCACCGAAGTCCAACCACGCGACATACGGCGACTTGCCCTTGCCCAACTTGACGAACGCGACGTTGGCGCTGGCCCCGCTCGTGACGGCCGAGCGGGCACGGCCGGGCGTGTGTCCGCGCTGTGCCGGTCCGCGCGGCATCTTGGCGCGCACCGCGTCGCGGACCTCGGCAGCAAGGACCCGGAACCGGCTGGACAACTTCTTGGACAGCACCGGGTCGATCTGCTTGAGCGACTTCTGCAACTCGGCGAGACCGATGATCTGCACCGCGTCGTAAGGCGCACCGCCCCGGCCGCCCGACACCGACGAACCGTTGCCACTGAGTCCGCGGTACAGCAACGATCCGCCGGTGAAGCGACCAGCCACGCCTACGGGGAGACGGCGCGCGTGACCGTGCCCGACGTCGGGTAGGACACAGACAGCGCCGCGAGGTCACCCACAGACGCACCGAAGGGCTTGACCTCCTTGACGAGAATCGAACCCTGATACTCCGGGTTAGTCGCCGAGGTCGCGGCCGTCGTCGACTTGATCGTGAACGACACGACCGTCCCGAACGCAGTCCACAGGGTCGCATCAACATTCGATGCGGCCTTGTCGTCGAGGAAGTTGAGGGTAAGAGTCCCCTCCTTGAGCCCACCGAGCTTCGACCGCCAGCCGGCCGTGCCGAACGTCGTGGTGTCGAGCTCCTCGGCGGTCAGGGGCAGCTCGGCCGAGGTCAGGTGGTCGGAGAGGTTGACGCTGTTGATCACGATCTTGTAGTCGGTTGCGGAGAAGACGGCCACGGTGAACCCTTCGGGTGTCGAGCGGGGAGGATGGAGGGGTGGTACTTAGGCCGGGCCGATGCCGATGGAGGCCACGAACAGGAACGACGGGGAGGACCCCGAGATGACGAGCGACAGGCGATACCAGTCGTCGGCGGTCACACCGGCCGCACCGGCGAGCCACTGGCTCCCCACAGCAGTCAGTCCCGCGCCTGCCACAACCGTCGCGGGAGTGGCGAAGCCGACACCGTTGTCGCCTTGCAAGGTCGCGGTCATCGTCGGCGAGCCGGTGCCACTCACGGCGAGCACATGGATGGCGCAGTAGACCTTCTCGGCCGCACCCGGTGTGGCGAGCTGAATCGGGGTCGTCGTCGCCGTCGCAGTCCGAGCGGTCGAGTTCGCGACCTTGCCCCGCACCAGCGGAACACCCGAACCGGACCCGGAGGACTCGTAGGCGACCAAGGCCCCGATATCAGCCTTCTGCGTGTATTGCAACCGGGTGAGCTTCGTGAAGTAGGCCAGGTCCCCCACCGTCGGCGTCGCAGCAAGCACCGTGTATGGAACGTTGGCGACGCCGAGGTCAGCGAAGAAGCGGTCGTCGGGGAGGGTGCCGTCACCGGCCTGGAAGAACCCACCGACCATCGACTGCACGCTTCTGAGCCCCGCGGCCTTCTCGCGCCAACCGCTAGAGGCGAACGTCGTCGCGTCCTGCTCCTCGACGTCCGCGGCGAGGTCAATGCGGTTGGAGTGGCCGGACAGGTCAGCGCCGTCGGCGTAGATCCGTGCGTCGGTCAAGGCGTACACGGCCACGGTCAGACTCCTCGGGTGGTTACTTGGACGACGAACTCAGCGCCGATGTAGTCGGTATCGCCGACCGTGTAAACGCCGATGTTCCGGGCGCCCGTCACCACCGCGTCGGTGTCGGCGAGACCCAACGTCTTGTCCGCCTCAACAGCGGCCTTCACGCTCTTGCTGCCCGTCTCGGCGAGATACGCGGCGAGGTCGGCCTGCGCGGAACGGTCGGTCGCGCGGGTGACGTACACGCGGATCACGAACTCGTCGCGGGTGAACCCCGACGCCATCGTCAGGTGATACTCGATCTCCTCCGGCAGCCCCACGGCGGCGGCGGGGACGGACACCTTGTCGGCGTGATAGCCGGTGACGTTGATGCCGGTGATCGTGTTCAGTCGCGTCTCGAGCCCCGTGATGCACTGCGCCGGGGTCGCCACTAGATCAACGGCCGGATGAAGTCCGCGAGCAACATGCACGCGTCCGGGTCCTCGTACCGGGACACCCGCACCACACCGAACTCGCCCGAGCCCGCCACACCGGACGGGCTGTCCTTGCGGCGGAACAGTCGCGCAGCGATCAGAAGCGTCGCCTGCTTGACCTCCTCCGGCACGGCCGGCCAGCCCCACTTCGCGGTGATCTGCACACCCGGCCGCAACCCTCGAGGGAATGAGCGCCCCCCGACAGCTTCGATCTTCGTGAGCGCCCGACCGTCGACGAGATTGTTGAACGGCCCCGCGAGATAGTCCGTGGTGATCGTCCACGTCGTCTCGAACGTGCCATCACCGTTGTCGTCGGTCGCGACGATGAGGCCCGTGAGGGTCGAGAAGTCGTCCACGTACAGGCAGCGCCAGTCGTTCACCTTGAACGTCCGGGCCGTCGCCGAACCGTCCAGGGTGAACCGGCGGCGGCAGTGCTTGTCGACGGCGCGGGACGCGAAGGTCAGCGCCCGTGTTAGCGCCGTGTCGTCCACGCTGTCGGTGATGCCGAGGCTCGCCTTGAGCTCGGCGATCGTGATGTAGTCGGCCATGCGACATCCCCCTTCCGTGGAGGGTCAGAACGAAAGGGGAAAACCGACTGTCCGAGGGTGCGCTAGCCCCGATTAGCGGATGGTTCAGCCGGGGCGCTGAGTGACGAGAACGGCGAGGTTGATGTCCGTCATGTCGCAGGTCAGTGCGGTCCCGTCCAACTGCACCCGGACCCCGACCGGCCCGTCCCCGGCGAAGACGTGATCCGTGCCGGACAGACCGAACTGCGCCGTCGGGAGACCGCCGCCGCCGGGCAGGGCGACAGGTACCCAGTCGTAGAACGAGTTGCTGTTCGGGAGCACCGTGAGTTGCACCATCTTGCCGAGGTCGGCCGGGTCGCAGTGACCGCTGCCGCCCACCCACAGGTCGTAGATGTAGTCCCCCGCAGGAACCTCGACGTGACCGACCGCGTTCACTGTCACGGCCAGCGGTAGGGCTGTCCCAGCGGCGCCCCAGTAGTCCGCCCCGGTGATGACCGTCGCGCCCGTCAGGTCCAGCCACGCCGTCGTACCCGCGGCCAGGATGAGACCGGACTTGCTCACGAATGCCAGCGGCGTCGCGGACATGAGAACTACGGGCGGAACCGTCACAGACGCACTCCTCCTGGTCGCCGTCACCGGGTGGCGATCACGACGTAACCCGCGACCGTGGCGTCCACGGTCAGGTGGGACGTGTCGATCTTGATGACGAACGCGGCGTCTTCCTCACCCGCGAACACGCGATCCATCGTGGTGAACTTGAACTTCGCTTCGTGACCCGCCCCGGCCACAACGGACTCCGTGCGGAAGTCCGGGTCGTAACCCGTGAAGTAGCAACCGACGGTCTTGCCATCGTCCGCGGCGTCACAGGCGACCGTCAGGACGATCCAGATGTCGTAGGCCGTGTCCGCGTCTGGCAGGCTGATGCCGCCGGCGTCCGCCACCACGTCCAGGTCGAGCGCGGTGCCAGGCGTGCCCCAGTAGTCGTCACCCTTCGAGACGGTCGACCCGGCGAACGACACAACCCGGTTCGCGCCGCCGAACGCAAGAGTCTGCCCGCCGGGGTGGTCGACACGGGCGATCTTCTTCGTCGACAGTGCACTAGAAGTGCCACTACCGCCGCCCGCCGCCATCGCGATCAGAGACGAACTGCCAGCCGCCGGCGTCACCCTCTGCGGCGTACTCGACCCCGACGAGAAGTCCAAGACGGCGACCCCACCGGACCCGTTCGCCAGCTCACGCTCACCCGACTTCGCCGACACGCTGTACCGCCCGCGCGACGAAGCGACGTGGAACTCGGTCACGGACGAGATCGTCACGGGGAACGAATGCGCGGACGCCCCGTTCTTCGCCGTGTAGGCCGCAAGTGGCGGGCCGCTGTAGGCAAGCGTGATGTCCACGGCCATCTCCTGACCCGACGGGTCAACGATGATCGTGTCGTAGGTGACTGGCACGGGACGCCTCTCAGGCAGCGGGCTGACGGTGAAGTGCTTGGCAACGGTCGAACTCGTCCTCGTCCAAGAAGACGCCGTGCTTGTCATGGGTGGTGCGAACCGACGTGTCGACGTACAGCGGCAGGCCGACAGCCGCCAGGCGCACGCAGAACGACAGATCCTCGGAGAAGGTCGTCGGCCCGGTCGAATGCACCACCGGGTCAAACCAGCGGTCGCCGTACTGGGAACGGACCAGCTCGAGCGCCGAGCGGTGCACGACCATGCATGCCGCGCCCGTGCCACTCACCTCGACCAGCGCATCCCGCGGGTAGTCGATGATCGACCGGAAGCCGACCGCGCTGTCCGTCTCAATGAACTCGTACACGGTCGGCACGACGAGGAACTTCTGCCCGTAGAACTCGCCTGGCGTGTCTCGCCGCAGCGAGAAGCACAGGCCGCCGACGACAGGTCGTGAGGCCGGGTCGGCAGAAGCGATGAGCCGGTCCACCGTGTCGGCGGCGAAGCCCATGTCGCTGTCGATCATGAACAGCCACTCGCAGTCGGTCGCGTCGAGGAACTGGCGAGCGATCTCGTTGCGTCCGGCGACGACACCGCCTGCCTGGCAGTTGTTTCGGAGCTGCTTGCCCCTCGGCACCATGCGCTGCGAGCCGTGCGCGTCGGCCAGGTAGAGGTCGATGAGCGACTGCCCGAAGCAGTGCGACCAGTGGCCGGGATCAAGGAACCCGACAGCGACCGTCCCCAGTGCTGTCACTTCCTGCGGGCCGCAGCCTTCTTGGCCGGCTGCTTCACGGCCGGCACGGCGATGGCGGTCACGATCTTGTCCTCGACGGTCGCACCCTTCGGGGCAGCCTCGCGCGTCGCGAACGCCCACGGGTACTCAGTGACGAGGGGGTCACCGTCGTCGTAGTCGATGGCGCGGTCGAGCGTGTGGAACTGGTTGGTCTCGGGGTGGCGAACGGCCACGGTCTGTGTAGGGTGCGGCATGGGAGGTGTCCCCTCGGTCGATTGGGTTTGGAAGAAGTAGCGGGCGTCCGATTCGAACGGCGCCTCGGGCTTATGAGCCCCGCGTGGTTCCCCTCCACCACGCCCGCTGGGGACCGCGAGGCCCGACCCGCTCATACGTGGGTCGGGCCTCGCGGGTACTGCCTACGCCGTGGTCTTGTCGACCAGCACGCGGAAGGCGTCAGCGTTCGTGACGTCCGACCCGTTGCGCCACGTCGCGTAGACACCGCGACGACCGTCCGGCAGGTTGGTCGTCGTGTTGAACAGGTGCGGGATGTGCTCGACGCTCATGCCGCCCGGCCGGTCCACGATGACGAACTGCGAGAAGTCGCCGAGCAGGATCTCGTCATCCAGCGCGGTCGTCGTCTGCGTGGTAGGCGCGTCATCCGACTCGATGACGGGCTTACCGAGGAGGTGCGACGCAGTGCCGTCGCGCAGGTCACCGGAGTACGACGCCGACAAGGCGGTGCCGAGGGTCTTGACCGCGACCGCGTAGGTCGGGTTCAGGAGCCACTTCGACGCCGCGCGGTAGCGAGCCGGGACACCGAGGTAGACGGCGTTCAGATCCACCACACCGATCGTCGCGGCCGTGGTGCTCACGACACGCGAGCCGGACACGGCGTGGACGGCGGTGAAGACACCCTTCGGGGTAGTCGTGCCCACGCCGGTCGCGTGAGCCGCACCCTCGAGGCGGTCCTTCGCGTCCGCGAACATCATCATGACGTCGTTGCCGAGGTTCGCGATGTCCTCGAACGCCGAGATGCTGCCCTGCACAAACGCCTGCGCGCGGACCGTCGGGATGGTCGGCTGACCGAAGGTCGGGCTGTCGTCCGAAACCTCGACGACCTCGCCGTCCCAGCTCGCGGTGACGCCGGCGGACGTGATGCCGTTCCACGCGGCCTGACCGTCAGACAGGGTGACGACGCGGGCCAACTTACGGACCTCGTTAGTCGACAGCGCCGACGTCAGGATGATCGTCGGGTCGAGGTGCGTCGGCAGGAGGTACTTGCCGTTCGCGTTGGTCGAGACGCCGAGAACGGTGCGCTCCTCGGCCGTAAGGGTGAACTCGCGGCCGGTGATGAGCTTCGAGAACGCGGACGTGTAGACATCCGTGGACCGGAGCAGGATGCCGCGCGCCCAGTCACGGTCGTTGCGGTGCCGGTTCACGACCTTGCGGACGTGCGCCATGTTCTCGGGCAGAACGTCCTGGCCCTCGAGGGAGCGCGTCACGGCATCGGCGAGCTCGCGGGGGGAAGCGTTGCGGTCCTCCGCGATGTCGAGCGCGTCACGGGTGATGATCACGTTCGGAGCCTCGGTGCGGACGACCTTGGCCGGGACGGCCGCAGCCGTCTCGAGTGCGACGTGCCGCTCGACCAGCGCGAGCTTCTTGGCCCGCTCGACGCGGTTCGCGTCATAGGCGGTCTGCTCGTCGGGGGTGAACTCGCGCAGCTCGCCGTTCTCGTCCTCGCTCATGGCGCGGGCGGCAACGTCGAGCGCGTCGATCTCTGCGCGCAGCGCAGTGGTGTCAGCCATTCGGGTACATCTCCATCTCGAGGGCAAGCGCGCGGGCGCGCGCTGCGGGGGAAGGGGCGGCCGGCGAGTGCCCTGCGGGCGGCTCGTCCGTGGTGCCGGCGGCTCGGTCCTCGTCGGAAGCCCCATCGGCTTCGCTCGACTCGGGTGGAGTGCCAAGCAGGAACCGGGCGGCGTCCGCGCGGACCTGCGGGTCAGAAAGCAGGTTGATGAGTTCCTGCGAGCGCACGTCGGCAGAGGTGCCGGCGTACGCGGGGAACACGACCGGGCCGAGCTCCACGCACCGGAGCTCCTTGATCGTGCGGGTCAGGATGCTGTCCGGTTCGGCCGGGTCGGCGGACCACAGGACACGCTGCACGTCGTCCGGCTTGACGAGTTTGCCGGCCGCATCGCGCCACTCGTCCTTGACGACACCGAAGCGGAACGACATCCCGTCCACGCTGCGGGAGGCGATGGCGTCACGGACCGGCTGGATCAGCCAGTTGTCGTGGAGCCGCACCGAGACGAACACGCCGTGCTCGTCCTCGCGGGGCGCCTCGTTGTGAGTGCCGAGCGGGATCGAACCGACCATCGGGTGCCGCCCGTGATCGAACTGGACGACGGGGGTCCGCTCGCGCAGCGACTTCTTGAACGCGCCGCGGGCGATGATCTCGTCGAAGCAACCCTCCCACCCGGTGATGCGGGTGCGCTGGTCGAACACTGCCGCGTATCCCTCGAGGGTCAGGCCGTCGCCGGCCTCGCCGTCGCCCGAGTCGCGCACGGTGAAGGGCACGCTGCGGTAGAGGTCGTCGGTCACGGGGCAGGCTCCTGCTTCGGGGTCGGGGCGCCTGTCCCTGGCGCTTGGAGCTGAACGGAGTACAGGCCCGAGTGCTCGAGGAGCGTCATGTCCTCGGCGTCGACGGCGGCGATCACCGTGTCCGGCTTGTACCCGGCATCGACGAGCGTCTTGATGGACGTCGCGCGGATCTGCTGGATCTCGCTGGCGTCCTTGCGGTCCTCACGGAAGAAGGCGATCTCGGTGTCGTCGTACCAGAGCTTCGCGGCGCCCTTGCCGGTCGGCGCGGGCACCAGCGTCTCGAGTGCGGCGGCCGCGCTGCGGTACAGCGGGCGCATCGTGCCGTCAGCCAGGTTGCGCCGGGCAGCGGCGTAGTTGCCCGCGTTCAGCGACGAGCCGGCGAGCGACTCCTTGAGGCCCACGATGACCGCCGGGATGCCGGCCGCCGAGGCGATGCGCGTCTCGTCCCGGCCCTGCGTGTTGCCGAAGTCGAGCTGCTCGAGATTGGTGCCGACGACGGTGACGTCCGCGCCCGGCGCCAGGTACAGCGTCTTGTAGGCGTTGGCCGCCCCGCCGTACTGCGCGCTCATCTTGCTCTTGAACTCTTCGAACTGCTCCTCGTTCATGACCGACTCGGGGAACTTGACGATCATGTTCGGGGTGGCACCGTTGGCGAAGAACTTCGCCTTGTGGTCGGTCGCGGCGTTGTCAGAGCGGATCTCGCGCAGCACAGGCGTCAGCCAGGACATCCCGCGGAAGGTCGCGGTCGGATCAGGCAGCGGCGACCAGTGGCACATCTCGTGCGGGAGGTAGGTGAACTGCGGGCCGGCGTCGCCACCGGGGCGGTAAACATACCCGGCGACGTCGACGTACTCCTCGACGTTCGGGTCACCCGTGAGGACGATGGAAACCTTGCTCGGGTCGCGGCGGTACAGCCGGTTCCCCTGCCGCGCCGCGAAGAAGTTACCGGCGAGGTCGGTGTCCTGAATCATCCGGGCCGCGAGCTCGCCGGTCGTGCCGTTCGGCCAAGGCTTCTCGAGGATGCCGAGGTCCGTCGTGCCGAACAGCTTGCCGGTCTTGCCGTTACGGACCTCTGCGAAACGGAACGTGACCTCGGAGAAGATCCGAAGGCGTGCGTTCATGCAGGCCGCGACGATGCCGTTGGACCTGTAGACCTCGGCGAACGAGGCGAACGTCGCGTCCGGCAACTCGCTCAGGCGACTGCCGCCGCCGTACGACGGGAACGTCGAGTCGGCCATCTTGACCCACTGCGCGATGTCCTCGAAGGAGTACCGCTCGGCGGGCGCTGCCTTACGGAGTGCGCGACGTGTTGCCACTCGGTGCCTCCGCATCCAGCAGGTCGTAGGAGGCCCACACGGAGCCGGCGGCGAGCGGGACGAAGCCGAGGTACCAGACCGGCGAGCAGAAGCCGGTGGCCGCAGCGCACAGGACGCCGAAGACGTAGGCGAGGTCAGCACGGGTCACGCGCGAGCCCCCCAGAAGGTTCGAAGTGGTGGTGCGATGGCGAAGCCGTGCCGCGCGAAGGTCGCGGCGTACAGCGGCGAAATGTCCTTGCCGTCACGGCGCGAGAAGCGGTGGCTGTCGCCGGCCGGCATGAGCACAGCCGCAGCAAGCGCCGCAGTCAGCGGACGGTCAGCGCGATGAGCCAGGCGCTTCGCGTTGGCCGCATCAATGAACGCGCCGCAGGCTCGCGCCACATCGGACGCACCGAGCGCCGTCACCTTGACCCCACGCCGCTCGAGCGCCGGAATCAGCGCGGCGGCCGGACCCGTCGCGTCCGTGACCACCGCGTTGTACTTGTTGAGCATCGAAGCCCGCACGAGCACCTCGACGATCCAGTCGATGCCGGGCTCATGCGCGATTGTCTCGACGTGCTCACTGCCCGTCTTGGACATGCCCGTGATGGAGATGGCACCCGCGGTGCGCTCGGGGTCGACGTCGAAACCGAAGGACACCGGGTCGAGCGGGTCGGACTCCATGTCGATAAGCGCCGACCAGACCGTCTCGGCCATGACCGACCAGCTCTTGCCACCACCGGGATACCAGATCCCGCACCGCTCGCGGCCGAACGTCTCATCGTCGAACTGCGCGCGCTCGTCGGCGATCGTCTCAGCATCCAGACGGATACCGCGCGCCGGGTTGGCTGCGGCGTGCTCCGCCGGATCGTCGAGGTCACAGCCGGGCAGGCAACTCCACTCGTGCCAGCAGAGCCGGGCGTCCTGGCCCTCGACGCCGGCGGTGCGCGTGCGCGTGAAGACCTCACCACACGCCTTGGGTCCCGGCGGCGTCCCAGTCAGGATGAGCTGCGGGTTCGGCGACGCCGAAACCGTCGGGTACAGCGCCGCGAGCTCGTCCTCGGACAGCTCCTGCGCCTCGTCGCAGACAAGGACGTCGACGGAGAAGCCACGACCCGAGCCCTTGGAACGGGCCACGAACTCGATGCTGCCGCCGTTATGCAGGACGATGGCCTCCTGGCCGTTCGTCTTGCGGATCTCCCTGACCAGCCGGGCGAGCTCGGGGTAGCGCCGCGGGTTGTCGAAGAACTCGAGCAACCGAAGGAACGCCTTGCGGGCGGTCTTGACCTCGTGAGCGGTGTGCAGGATGCGCTCGGCCAGCATGATCATGCCGAACAGCTCGCGGATCTCGAGCACGCCGTTCTTGCCGTTCTGCCGCGGCACGGCCAGGCCGGCGCGCGGGGAGGAGAACTTGCCATCAGCGCGGTAACCCAGCCACCCGTCGATGACGATGGCCTGCCACGGGTCGGCGGTCAGCCCGTACGACGCGGCGAGCTTGCAGGCATCGGGACCGTCTGAGACGTCAGCCGGTGGGACGGACGCGACGCGCGGTAGGGCGCCCCGTCCGTTCGCGCTGCTTCTTGAGCTCATCGACCGGCGTCCCTTCGGCCGGCGCCGGCAAGGCGTCGATCTGAGCCAGCACCGCGGTCAGTTGCGCGGCGAGACTGGCGGTGTCACGGGCCGAATCGGAGGCGTCGATGTCACGCGCTAGTCGGTCGCGGAGCGCCTCGAGAGTGGCGAGTCGGTCGCCCTTCACCGAGCTCGCGGCGACCTTGCGCGGGGTTGCCACGGGCGGCGCTCCCTGCGGTTGGAGAGTCGGGGGGGTATGGCTGCGAGGTGGCCTCTCC